AAATTAGCTCACTATTCGCCAACAGAAACATGTGCATGAATAAGTGTTAAAACTCGACACACCATTGTTATACGCTTGTACGTGAGCTCGATTGCCCTGACGCTCGTCCACCATAGATGTATAGCAACTACAGTAGAACTGGAACTTCCAGCACCGAACTTTTAAACTGGTTTCTCAGGCCAGATGTTCAGACAGAGTGGACAAACCTGCGAGTTCGTATTGAACGCGACGGATAAAGTGGAGAAAAACACAAAAACACACAACTGAAAACAATAAACAGAAACAGACAAGTGCACGTCGCATAAAATATAGAAGAGGAAAAAAAACACCTCATCAAAAAACTTTGCGCACGACATAAATTATTAAGTTTGGCAGAAACCGAGAAAATAGCACACAATACCGCTGCAAGGTAAGGTGATTAAATTAATGAAAACAAAAACATACATAGAAATAAAATCAAAGAGGAACCATAGACATCGAACCCACATAACTAATGACATAAAGAGCAGTATTAGAGGTTATCCAACCGAAAGGACAAGAAACAATATCACCAACTTTAAGTGTAACAATGGCTTGAGCAGCACAAGTAGAAAGCTGATCAAAGCCAGAAATATCACCTAATATAGTGTTTTGTAAAATATTTGTCAAAACAGAAGAAGAATTAACCCACATATCCTGCCAAAGAGATATGGCCTGTCCAACAGCAGTACCACCATTGGTGGTAATATTACCAAGGGCATTAAGAACATACTTACCTGGAGCAGTAATTATCCAAGAAGTAGTCTGTAAGGATGAATTGGCACTATTTTCGGTAACACCAATAAGATTCGGGAAAGACGTAAAAGAAGATATTCCAGAATAATAATTGGTGGCCGCAAAATTGCCAAAAGTACCAACATTGGTAACTGATAAAGTGTCAGACAAACCAACAGGTTGTCAAAGTTGAGTGAACGAAATAGAACAATTATTAAAAGCAGAACCAGAAGCGTAAACACACTCCACTTGCATAGCAAGGGAAGTGCCCCACACGGCAGTATTCCAAACTATTGAAGGTGAATAAGCTGTCATGTAGGTAGTATAACCGCCCGGATCACCAATAATACTTGCCGTCATACCAGCCTGCTTAATTAGACCAGTATCAGCTGTAACAACATTAGATAAAACACAATTTCCACCAGTAACATTAACAGAAGTGTTGAAAGAATGAGCACTATATGTAATCAAATAAGTTCCAGGGGGCAAAGTAAATAAACCCACCGAACTAAGAGTAATATTACACTGATTAGTAACAACAACCGGGTTATTGGCAGCAAGAAACTGAGCAACATAAACGGTAGTAGCAGCAGCTGGTTCACCAGCAACAGGAGAGGCAAAAAGAGAATAAGCACCTGCATTAGCAGAAGAAGAAGAAGAAACAAGAACAGGAGTATCTAATGTCAGACGATATCTAACATGTAACTCACCAACAGCAGTAGTGGCAGCACAGTTATAAGTCGAAACATAGAGATTACCCTTGTCATAAAGCTTCAAATCAGTATTGGCAGGTTGAAGACCAGGACGAATATAAATAGAAGGTTGTTTAGCAAATTCCGCAACAGAAAGTTTAAGAGAGTTATGACCTTTATCACAAGGCATCCACTCTTTATGAGGATCTGTGTCGAGAACTTGAGTACGAGTAGTAGGAGCATTATCAGTACAGTCATAATCAAAAGAAAACATGACCATGCCTGACGTACCATTAGAATTGTACTCACTAACAAGACGCTTATAATAAAATTCGATGTAGTCACCTGGACCAAAATGATATTTCTCCCACAAAGGAGCAACGGTGGAACCCCAAGGAAAAGTTTTAGCTTGACCAATATTACAGGGATATTGAGTAGTGGCAAACGCAACTGAACCAAGGATATCACCGACATATTCATCTTCCTCAATCACTGTTTTATGACGGGACATACCACTTCCCAAGTTGGCTCGGATACCTGAGCTAGACTTGGTTTTGTGATTGGAACGCTTTGCTGAAGAGGCAATTGACGCGATTGTATCACGTACTGCTTTCTTGAACTTAACGTTCTTGGCGGGAGGATGTTGTGCCTTAGCGATACCGGCAATGGCTCCGAGAGCCTTTGAGATTGATTTTTTTGCATGTTTGGACATGACATTAATTTAAGAGAGTAGACAGACAAAGAAGACGAAAGAAAAGGATAGATAGAGAAGAAAACGAGAAAAAGAATTAAACCGTTGTGTTAAC